GAGATGTAGAGAGGTCTCGTGGGCTCGGAGATGTGTATAAGAGACAGGGTTTATACAACTCACTAAAGTTTCCCCACACAAAGAAACCTAAGAAATAAAGAAAAGAGAAAATGAGAATCGCTTTAGATAAATTCATAAAAAAAAGAATCCTATTACTGATATAATATATAATAATAGAAGAGAAAGCAGTAAAACCACTTATCATTCCAAATGTATATTTATCATAAGGTGAAACTGTAGAATATATAATCCGCAAAACGAAATGTTCGCCACTTTTCAAACGAAGCGATATTTCATACAAAACGAAACGTCCTCCCAAAAATAATTTTCCAAAGTATTCAAGAGGCAGTAAAAAAAGCACTGGAAAATTTTGTTTCTCCCAGTGCTTTTTTCTTTAAATTCCGTTGGCTATGTCAGCTAAAATTCGTACCTTTATACAGTGTTAGAGTAGTGTTCGTACACCATTCAAACACTATTTGAAGACATTTGCATCAGGCTGCGATTGCCTGCTCTTCATCCGGTACCGTGTACAGCATCATGTCTGTATATTTGGCTTGATAGTTTACGTTTGCACTAAATTCCACTTTCCTGCATTCCTTGAACGGGTTGCCAAGAAACGGGTTCCTACCCATCCAGTCACACAGTTCCAGGATGGAAGACTTGTTTGAGGTGAAGTACACGAATGCATGTCCTTTCAACACGTTCAATACGTTCAAATAGTCAGCCAGGCGCCAATACATTTTGTAGGTTCCTACTTCAGTGGAAAGGTACGGCGGATCAACCAAGAACACCACACCCGGGACATCCTTGTAACGTTTGAACACTTCCTTGTAGTCTTCGCAGGTGACGGTAATTCCTTCCAGGTAATCTTCCGCTTCGGGATAATCAGCCCTCCGAATCCTATTGTAGATGGTCTCTTTCTTCATTTCTTTCAAACAAGTCACGTACTTCATGGCGAACAACAAAGATGCGGAAATCGTAATATAATCCACGTAGCCGTGCTCCTTCTCTTCCCTTTCAATACGGGCAAACATTTTATTGCGAACCTCCCCGGTTATACGTTGGTTTCTGGGTTCCCCTTCAGCTATCCGACGCAAATCGGATAACAGCGCATTGGTGACCGGGATATTCGCAAGCCGCTGGCGGTAGTTGTCGAAGTCATTATACACAACAACGGCATCAGGCCTGACACATTTGGTAATATGTGACAGCAGGCCCGAACCGCCAAACAGATCCACAAACACGGTGCTGTCCGGGAACTGTCCCAGAACCTTGATAAACTCCTTCGCAAACATACGTTTCTGCCCCACGAAAGGAAGCGGGGCGGACAAATACATCTTTCTCATTTCATTCTGCTTTAAAACGGCCGCAAAGGTCCCCAGAATAAACGAAAAACAGCGGGAAACATGAACTGTTCCCGCTGCAAGGCATATACAGCAAATCACACGTTCAGCCCGAAGCGGACCGTTTCGTCACCGGCGATCAACGCACGTGTACCCGGGATATTATTCTCGTAGATATGTACATTACCCAGGTAGAGGGTGATCGACTTCAGGGGAAGTTCTATCTGCCGGGCCATCAGGTACAGGTGGTAAATGTCGGAAGGCAGCCCGAGGTTCGCGTCGCTGCTGCGCTGGTAGGCGGACAGAACCAGTTCACCACCGTCCAGCTGGAACTGTACCAGACTCAGGCAGGGCGCCTGGTTGCTTTCCGCACCGGTCTCACCCAGGAAAAGCACGTAGTTCTTGCTGTTGCGTTTCTCCCGGTTGATTTTCGCTATCAACGGCGGCAGCTTCTCGAAATAGGTCGGATAACTGTTCACCAGGATGGAACCGCAGTAATCCCACCAGTTGATGCCGGCCTCCCGGTACTTCTCCACGTTACGTTCCCCCTGCATGAACAGCTGGAGCTCGCTGCGGAGTTTCTTGCGGGCGATATTATGCCCCTCGAATATGTCAAGCAAGTCCGCCGGTGTCAGCGACAGTTGCTCGTTCAGAAGGTATTGTATGTTTCCCTTCTTGTTGGTCTGTGTTTTTCCCGCGACAAGAATCTTGTCCAGGATACGGTAATACTTGTTCATAGCCATTTCCTCCTTCTAAAATTGAAACACCCTAAAGATAAGGGGAAACGGCATTCCCTACGGCATAAAACACCCCGTTCACACTGCAAGCGTCTTGCAGTCGCTCTGGAAGCGTTTTACCAGGGCATAAACCTTGCGCTCGCTCACCGAATACTTCTCGGACAGTACGGCCACGGCATACGAGACCTTCTCACCTTGGTCCAGCAGACGGGTATAGTCCGCGTACAGGTCGATATACCGGGCATCCTCCAAACGGATGCCGGCCGCCTGGAGCCTTTTCAACAGCTCCCGGTTAAAGTTTAGTATCTCAATCACTTTCATACAACAAAAAAATTATATCTTTGCATCGCCAATCATTTTTTAGACACATAAAAAGAGAGAACTCGTGACAGAGGGTATTTGCCCCCGGTCGCGCGAGTTCTCTCGTTGTGGGTTAAAAAAGTGATTGGCGTTACTATTTAACAGGCCGGGGGCTTTTTTCTTATCCTCCCCCGAAGGATTTATTCCACCCGGTACTTCTCCGGTTCAAAAGCGTCTTTCTTTTTCCAGCCGTCAGCCAGTGTATCCTGAATGTGCTTCATGGCTTTCGTATAGAAGTCCGTCAGTTCCTCCAGTTTCCCGAACGTCCGGTACCGGGGCTCCTCATCCGTCCCAAACTTGAACGTCACCGGAAGCGTCGCGCCACCGTTCTGCACGGCAAGGTCGTGGGCCGCCTTGTAGTTGAACTGGTTCTCGCTTGACAGCCACACCGGCATACCCTCGTAAACGAAGCCGGAAAGTATCTCCCGGTCGATCTGTTCGTTGTACCAGCCCAGGATAACGGTTCTTATTATCTCACCGGAAGGCTTCCCTAAAAAGTTCTCCTCCATATAGTCGGCAGAACCGTCCTCCCTTTCCCGCACGTCCCAACGGACGCGCCACGTGTTCTTAACCGGGTTCACGCATTCCAGCAGCTTCACCCCGGCTGTTCCTTCAACTCGTTTCATGTAAATACGTATTTGGTTCGACCTTTCCCGAAGGTTTCCGTCTTGATGGTTGTTTCAAAAGGAAAGCCGTCGGGCATCTCTTTCACTTGCGAGAGGATGTTCTTCATCTCCTCGCTGTTGGTGAAGAACTTCTTCGGCTCGCCGTTCATCTCGATGGCCACGATACAGCGGTCTTCTCCCTGCTCGGTCTTGATACCCGTCTCGAAGTCCTTCACTACAATCGGTAAGTTTACCAGTTCCCGGATGCTTACCACCACCCCGGGAAATCGCTTTTTGCCGTCTTCGGGCTTATAAGCGACGTTCAAGTCTTTGAATGATCTCATGTCTTTGCCTGTTAATTTTTTAAACAACGTATGACAGTCGGCGTGCTTGGCCATCCCGTAGAACGACGCTATCAGCTCACGCCTCCTTCTTCTCGATTTTACCTCGTGCATTTTTCGGGCGAATTTCTGCTTGATGCGCTTGCGCAGGCGGACGTGGTCCGCGCCGAAAGTCACATACCCCAGAAAATCGATGCCCTCGCCCAGGGGAAACACGCGCTCGTTCTCCTTCACATCGAGACCGACACGCTGAACATGTCCATGGACGGCATCACGAATCTTCCACAATTCCGCTTTCGTTTTACCCAGTATGGCGCCGTCATCACAATAACGGTAGAAATGACGGACGGCATACCTGTCCTTCAAATAATGGTCCAAAAACACAGACAAAAGCAAATTACCCAGGCCCTGCGAACTGCGTAGCCCGATACTCAAACCATCGGGCATCAGACGGACAAAACTCTCCAGCATGGCCATAAGTTTGAAGTCCTTGAAAACCCGGTTCACGCAATACATCACGAAATCCTGTTTCACACTCTCGTAGAACTTCGTGATATCGAACTTGTAGCAGTAACGCATACCTTCCGGATCCTCACGCATATCACGACGGATATACGCCAGAAGGTCGTGCATCCCCCGTTTCTTGATACTGGCAGAGGTAGTACGGATGAAACGTTTCCGCAAATGGCGGTCCACCACCGCCATAATGGCATGCACGGCAATACGATCCTTCATCGGGATCACCTGAATCCGGCGTAGTTTCCCGCCCTCCACAATCTCACGTTCACGGTAGTCTTTCACGCGGAAAGTGCCGGATGCAATTTGCGCGGTCAGTTCCTTCAATACCTCGGGCTTATGCGCAAGCAGATAGCACCCCTGGCGGCTGCGTTTACGTTTCCTGCCGCGAAGGACCTGCCGGAACGAGGCCTCCATGTTGGAAGGCTCCACAATCTCCTCGATGATATGACCAACTCTGCGCATAAATACCTTTTCTTGTTTTTAATACGGGGCCTTCAATCCCCCGGGCCCGGCTTCTTCGAACCGTTTCCGGCCTACCAAACCCTACCCGACACTCTATTTTTCAGTTTTCCAGCCCCGAAAAGGCTGCTGTTACTGAGGCTTGCTTCCCTCGGCACCACGGTGGGGACAAGTCCCCGGTGTTGTACGCCGATTAAAATTTCTTTTCGATTGTTGTTCAGACGAGAACCGATGTTCGTGTTCGTATTCGAGGAATCGTTGTTCGCATTCGACATCGAGACACCGCCATTCGGGTTCGCGTTGTTGTTGCCACGATAAACCACACGGCTGGCTGCGGTGGATATGTAGTACATATCGCAGTAATGTGTCGAGGAAGAACCCGAAACGGAACCCACCGGAACCACGTCCATGTACTTGCCATGTGCAACGGCCGTTATCCATACGCCCGAGCTTGTGCCTCCTTTCACCATGCGGGTCGTGCCGTCAGGCATCCAGATGCGCCACTTGCCGGCGTTGCCGCTGTCATTAGGAAGGTCAACGCCGTCCATCATGTCATACTTATGACCGTAGATATCCTCGTAGCCAAGGCAGCAGATATTGTTCACCTGCGTGACTGTAGCACCGCCGTAGTCATCCTCGCCGCGATACCAGGCGTACTGGTGGACCATGTTGTCCACAAGCGAGTTCGTCACGTTCGGGTTGATGGCGTGCGCCTCTTCATAACCTATCGTATCGGTCATGCCGCGTGAAGCGGTACCGCCGGTGATACGGTTGTTAGTATGCTGGCCCGCGCCGCATTGTTCCTGGCTGTCACGACGGCCATAGGCGGCGTAGAAGAGGTTGGCGATACGGGAGTGCATCAGCGCGTCAATCTGCTGCATGCCGCGCTGGACAGAGTAATAATGGAAGTCGGCCCAGCTCATGCTCGCCGTAGTGCTGCCGCCAGTGATACAGGCGCGGAGCTTGGAACCGACAACCGAACTGCCCACAACCGCGCAAAGGTGCTCGTCATTGGCAACCCAATCCGGCTCCATGTCCTCGATCCTGTCGGAGTTGGAAAGCACTACCTTGTCGAACTCCGCGGTGTTCAGAACGGAGAAGTGCAGCGCTGTGGCACCGGCAGGAACGTCGGCGATCAGGTACATGCCCGCCTCGAACTTGTTGGAGAGGGTCGGAACAACGATGGAACTGACTACGGCGCCGGTATTGTCAGTGAACACGCTGCCGACAAGGTTCGTACCGGGAACGCTCGGGAACCGGACACGCTTGTGCCCGCTGACATTCACCTTGCAGACGGAATACGTGGTGTCGGCACTGTAGCTGTTCGCAAGCGTGTCCTTGCCGCTCATGATCTTACGACCGCTCAGGTAACCGCCGGCTTCCTTGATGTCATCCAGCGTGAGGATATCGGCGTCAGGAACGGAGGGCATGTCATCCCGGCCCTTGCTGCTGTAGCAGGAGTAATGCTTGCCGTTCAGGTAGTCATTGATGCCCTTTGACCAGAAAAACGGCTCAAACATCATCCAGTCGCCCTCGCTGCCGTCAAGTCTGGCGGCGCTGCCGTCGGCGTAACGGTTGGAATTGCCGTCATCCAGCGGGTAATAGATCATCTCGCCGTCGAGGTTGTTCACCGTCGTATCGACATTCGCGATCTTCACGCTGCGCGTGGTGGCTTTCTTGGTCACTTTCGCCAGTACACGGTGACGCTGTTTCAGGATGGCGGTGATATGGCCGCTCGCCCTGTAAGGCGCACCGTACTTGTAACCCGTCCTGTTATCCGGATTACTGACATTGGCATCATCAGCCACATCGTCATCGAACTCGATCAGCGTGTATTCGGGCTGGAGGATGTTCAGTTCCGGAAAGTGCGCCTTCAAGGTGCTGTACGTCTCGTCATCGATGTAGCGCGTGAGCTGTACCGTACCAACGAGGGCGCATGTGTCCGTGGCGTTGCCCTCAGCGTCCACGCCGCCCATCTTCATGAACCGGTTCAGCCATGTGCCGTCGTCCTCCCGGTCGATGCCGGTCACGCGGATGCGTTCCACGCCGGAACAGCGGTTCAGCAGGGTTTCCCAGTTCAGACCCGGGCAGCCGTCCACGATAAGCGTCTTCACTTTACTGTAGTTCTCCAGCGTGAGCCCGCTTGTGGCCAGTTTGCCCAGGTATTCCAGTTTCAACACGGTCAGCGTGCCGGGAAGCCAGGCCCTCGTCAGCGGGGCACCCTTGGCGAAGGTCACGCTCTGCACCTGCGTGCCTCTCGCGTCAAGTTCCTCCAGCTTGGTCTGGTTCGTGAAGTCAAGCTCGGTACTGGTGTTGCTTCCGGTCTTGGCCTGTGCCTGGTTGCGCAGGTTCACCTTACGCAGCTGGCGGCAGCTGCCGAGGTTCAGCCACCAGCCCGTCGAGCCGGTGGAGGGGCTTTGCAGGTTCAGCTCACGCAATACGGTGCATTTACCCAGGTCAAAGCCGTTCTTCAGGCGGTCCGAGGCGCCGGTCATGTCAAGCACACGCATGCGGCTCGCGCCGTAGATACGAAGGGGATCGTTTACCGTGTAGGCCCCCGTGATTTGAAGGGTGGCCACCTTGCCGCCCTCCACGATGCCGGTACCCGCGATATTGGGGCTGTTGTTCGTGCCGTAACCGAAGGCGTACACCTCGCTCGCCGTGATCTTCACCACGTCGGCGGCATCGGAGGAAGTACGGGCCATATACAGGTCGATGTTGTCACTCGTGAAGTTGCTCGTGCCGTATTTGGCGTCCAGAAGGGCGAAACGGTTCTTCACGAAGTAACTGCGGTGCGCAGCGTTGCTTCCCTGCAGGGCGTAGATGAACGGCCACTTCTTGCCGTAAACCTCTTCCATGTTCGGGCGGATATACTTCAGGTAGCCGCTCTTGTTGTACGCACGGTCGCTCCAGTTGCCCGCCTGCTCGACGTCAAGCATCGACAGCACGCGATCGACCGTCATTTTCGCGCGGTAAGCGGCGGCGCAGGCTTTCAGCTCGTCCTGCAGGTTGGCCAACACAAGGTTCCAAAGCCAGCTGTCGCGGCCCTCGAAGGCGTATTTCCCCGCCTCCGCGTCCCACGTGTCACGGTCGAGCGTGTAGTCGTAGGCAAGGAAACAGTCGTTCCTCTTGGCAAGCTGGGTGTCACCGTCGTAATAGGTGGTGTACCAGACCAGCCCGTCCCAGGTACGCAGGAGGATGTTCTTCGCGCGCTGGTCAACGCTCGCGAAGTAGTCGGTGTGCACGTAGTAGGTCAGCAGGTGGTCCACATCAAAATACTGGCCGATTTCCGTCCTGAACTTTTCACTCACGAAGGTGCCCAGGTCGTCCGCGGTGGCGTTTGCCGGGACACATGAACGGATCCAGCCGAAAAGGCGTTTCAGTGCGGACTGCTGGGCCGTGTTCAGGCCCGCCCATTTCACGTCGTCCGGGTAGTTGGTTTCCAGGCCGGCATCGAAACCGGCGGCAAGGTCCGCGTCACCGGAGCTCTGGAAAAGGCAGACCCTCTCGCCGTTGTTCAGCGTCTCCAGCGTCATCGGGCAGGAAGGGGTGAAACCGTCAAGCCCCTCCATGCCGAACAGCCGGCCGCTCTTGCTCTTCTCGTTGTTGAAGTTGTACTGCCCGTAGTAGGTGCTCTCCCCGTCGGAGGTCTCCGCGCTGAACACGTCGATGGGGAAACCGTCGATGCTCTGCCTAACCTTCACCGCGTTCAGGTCACCGCCCGCCTGTTCCAGCTGGTAACGCTGCGGAGGGGTCAGAAGGCCCAGTTCGAGCATCACGTCGTTGTACAGCTTCGCCACACCGGTATTCAAAGTCATGGACGAGTCGGAATAGTCGGACTTCATGCAGAACAGGTCCATCGGGATGCTCCCGGGGCGCATCATGTACCTGTTGCCGCCAAGGGGGTCCGGGGTACCGTTGATCTCGAAACTGAGGTTCGCGCCGCCCTTGGTGAAGTAGATGCGGATGTTCTTGCTCGGGTATTTCGTGGAACTGGTACCCTGGATCCGGATGTAGCAGTCGCGGAGGACAAAATCGTACTCCTTGCCGAAAGGGGACCAGAAATAGACGTCGGCGATGAAGTCGGTCTTCTTGTTGTTCGTCTCGTTCACCTCGTCAAGGCCGCCCTTGCGGACGATGCGCATCACGCCCTTCCCCTTGGCGCGCAGCTTGTCGATATCGACGTCGCCGCTGCCGCCCAGGATGTCGTTCTCCTCGTACAGGCGCATCATGTCGTCGCTGCTGCCGGCATCCACCATCCGGTTATCCAGGACTTCGTCATCGCTCAGGGCACGGTTGTAGATACGGATGTTCTTCAGTTCCACATCAGCGGACGCGCTGTCGACGGTGATACCCGCCGGGGTGTCCTGGCGGAAGTAGTAGCTGTTGTCGTAGATGTCAGCACCGGCACGGTTGCCGTTCACGTAAAGTTCCATCAGGCGCCCGTCACCGCGTTTGCCGATGACGAAGGCGACCTTCAGCCACTTCTCGGGGGCGAACTTCGTGCCGATCTTGATTTCACGGCTCGCGTCCTCACCGTCCTCGTTCGTGTAGTGCAGGATGGTGCCGGTCTTGATGCTCGCCTCCTCGCTCGTGACACTAAGGCCTTTCCCCTTATCCATGCAGCTGATCACCTCGCCCTGACGGTCCGTCACACCCGATACCCGGAACTCCATCTCGATGGTAGCGCCGGAGGCGCCGGCATCATCCTTGAACAGCTGGTAGCCGATGACGGCCTTCGCCCCGCCCGTCAGTTTCAGGCTGTCACCCGTCCAGCCGTTGCTGCTCCAGTCGAAGCCCTCGAAGATTGTCTTCACGCCGTTATACTCCCACCGCGCCGGGTCGCTCTCGCTGTTGCTGCGGCCGGACGGGCTAAGCTTCACCTGGAGGCCGTAGGTGGCCTCGCTGATGTCGATGCCGCTCTCGACCACGTCAATGTGGAAAGTGTAGGCGGTGGCACCGACCTTCAGCTGCATCTGCTGCCGGCCCTGCTCCGTGAAGCGGTTCCGGTAGGTCTGGGCGGTACGCGGGACGCTCACCGTCTGGAGAAGCGTGCCGTTCCTGTAGATGCCCACACCCGCCGGGGTGGTACCGGGGTCGTAGGCGGCAAACTTGAACTCGCAGTTCTCGTACTGCCCCACCTCGATGACCGGGGAGAGGTGGTCGGCACCGGTAAGGATACGGCCGTCCCGGTGGGTGACCATCAGCCCCACGTAGGGGGCGCTGCTGCCGCTCTTCAGGATATCGATATGGATGCTCTCGCTTTTGAGCGTCAGGCCGTCACCGGCATCCATCTCGGCGACCATCTGGACGGTATGCCGGCCTACCGACAGGGAGGACATGGAGAGCGGGAAGCTGCTGTTGGTCGTACCGCTGCGGGTGACCGTGTGGGCGTTCTGCTGTTTGCCGTCCACGTAAAGGGTCACCACCTTCGTGCCGGTGCCGCTCACGCCGTAGGGGATGTTCACGGTCTCCTGCGCGCCATAACCGCCGGAAGCCAGGCCGGAGGCGATATTGTAGCTGCTGGACAGGGCCAGCGTCACGCTGCGCACGCTAACGTACGCCTGCCGCTTCTGCGCCTTGCCGGTGGTGGGGTCGGTGGTCTCGGCTATCACATAGATGTCGCTCGTGCCGGAAAGAAGGTATTTCGTCAGGTCGAGCGTGTACGTGCCCTTGCTCACATCCTGAACCGTCTCCGAATAGGTGGTGGTGGCGCCGCGCCTCACCTGGACGGTGATTTTCGCTTTCTGGCCGGTACTCTCGCCCTTCTCGTCGCCGCTGCCGTACTGGTGGTCGTAGGTATAGGTCAGCCTTACCGGGTCGCCTTCCTTGACGGTGGGCTTGTCAACACTTGCGCCAAGCACTATCTTCGTCGTGCTGCCCTCACCGCCGCCACCGCCGCCTCCGGCAGGGATGTCGAAACCGGTCACCTCGACGCCGCTTTTGTTCTTCAGGCTCACGTGGACGGTGGTCTCGTCGTCGCTCAGTTCGGCGGAGCTGTCGAAGATGGTGTTTGCTTCCACCTCGCCCAGCTTGGCCGCCACGGCACGGTTCTCGACCGGGTTCGTGCTTTCGGCGTTCAGGCTCTCGTCAACCTCCAGCTTATCGATGGTCAGGCTCACGTTGCCCTCCGCATCGGGGATTTGCTTCTCACCGTTCACCGTCAGGCTCTTCATCGTGCCGGCTCCGCCGAAATCCTCCCAGCTCGCGGCCTGTTCCCAACTCTCCACGCTCGTGCCGGTGAACTGTTTCGTCTCCCATCTGCCCTGCGCGGCCTCGTAGGTGATGCAACGGCCCTTGTGCCGGTATTTCACGTTTACGGCGGCGACGGCAGTCTCCAGGGTATAGTAGCCGTTCTCCAGCGGAACCTCCTCCGTCACGTTGTACGTGTTGCCGCCGCTACCCGTACCGCCGGGAATGTCGGTGGAGGTGATTGCCTGCCCGTTACGGCCCAGGATGGTCAGTTTCACCGTGTCGTTCTTCTCGTCAGGGACGGCTGTCATGCTACCCACCAGGCTGCCGTCCACGGCTGCGGCGGCATCCTCCGCCTTCTTGGCGGCGGCGGTGGCCGTACCGGCAGCGGCATCGGCGGTTTCAGCGGACCTGTTTGCGGTACCGGCGGCGTTCGTCGCGGTCTGGGCCGCATTGGTGGCGCCGGTCGCGGCATTATTGGCCTTCGTGGCGGCAGCGTTAGCCACCGCCGCAGCGTCTTCCGCCGGTTTCCGGAGCAACGCCACCGGCGCAAGCACGACCTCCTGGCCGCGCATCGCAGGAAGGCTCTTGATATTGTCCAGCGAGGTGACCTCGGCCAGTTCATCGACACTCTGGCTCTCAGACTTGATGGAGTTCAGGATGTCCTTCTTCAATTCGTTCTTTTCCGATTCTGTCAGTGCCATAATTTATTCCTCCTTAACTTCTTTACCTGTATCAAGCATATCGATAATAGCGTCGCCCACGGAAGGGACGCAAAGGTTCACGGCGGCAAAACGCACCAGTTTCTCGTCCTCGGCATCCAGTTCCATATTCCCCTCGCTGTTGAATATCTTAAGGGCGAGGTTCTTGGCGCGGACACCGTTTACACGGGTGTACAGCACGTCGGCAAAGGACTCGCGGGCGTCACCCGTTACCGTTTCCTTACGGGATATGCCGGTATAGACCGGCAACTGTTTGAAATTGATTCTTACCATATTTTTTATGTTTTACGATCCAATACTTGCGCGTAATAGTTACCGCCGTCATAAATCAGCAGCAGTTCCAGGACATCACCGGCGGCCATCTCTATATCGTTGCCATAATGCCCGCCGTTGTTGTTGCGGAAATACAGCGAGGACTGCCCGCTCTGGAAGGTGACCAGGAAACTCTGGCTGTTCTCATAACGGGCAACAAGACGCACGAACACGGCAAACACACCGGTGGAGTTCATCACCTGCTTCATGACGGAAAGCGTGGGAAGATAGACGTACCGTTTCACGGTGTTGTATATCAGCTGTGTGGTACCGAAAGAGAAGTCCAGCACGGTCACCGAGTTGGCGTCGTTAAAATGGCCGGAAGAGAGAAGCCCGCCCTGGCAGACAATGGCGCCTTCCGTATAAAGGGCCACATCACGGTTTATCACGTTGTCACTGATGATCTTTACAGCGGGAAGATAATAATCGCCCGAAGAGGGGTTCATCTGACGGTAAAAATACCCGGCACAGTTACAAAGTGATGAAGAACCGGTAAGCGTAGGATCGGCGCCGTTGCCGATGGCCACCTTGACATTGGCGATATCTCCCGGCGAAAAATAGCCTTCCTCGGACTGCAACCGGATAAGTCCCGGACGGATGGCGGCAAGGTCCTGCTTGTAATTGGGGTCCGTCCATTTGGACAGGTCACCGTAATAAAGCCCCTGGCTGTCGATCAGGAAATAACCGATCTTGCCGGTGTTGGCCTGTATCTCACCGAAGAACCTGCCGTTCCGGCTCTCGATGCTGCCGTCCGCCAGGATCTTGAAGTTCTCGTTGGCAGTCACAAGCCCCTCCAGCTTGATATGGTCGCCCGTCAGCTTCACGACGCTGATACGGTTGCCGTCAGCGTCCGTCTCGTCCACGCTCACCCCGATAAGTGCCAGCTTGCCGTCAGCGTCCTGGGCGTAGATGCCCGCACCTTCAGGTTTAACGACAAGCCCGGTTTCCTGCAGGAAATTCTCGTCCCTGTCAAAGACAGCCGCCGAAATCTTCACCAGACGCTCCGACTGCTCGAAAAGTGTTTTATAACGGTGCGCCAGCGATTCCACGCGGTCGGTAGAGAGTATGAGCATGTACAGGTAGATGTCCCCGGTGAAAGACAGCTTGAAGTCTCCCGTACCGTTCCAAAGACCGCTACAGGTATATTGCACGTAGCCGTCAGTCGCGGGCAGTTCCTCTTCCACTTCCATGCTGTTGAAGTTGGCGAACCCCGTCTTGTCAACACCCACGAACTCCACCCGCAGGGTTCCACCGACCGCACAACGGTAAAAGAAGGTCAGGTACACCGGGACGGCTTCCTTCTCCCCGCTGCCGTTTTCAGGCATGGAGGGGATGCTTTTCAGGTTCTCACGTTTCTGGAGAATGTACTTACCCCGGATACGCACGACCTTACGGCCGTCATCCTCGGTCACGCTCGCGCCGTCACCCTTCTTCGTCAGCACATTGCCGTTCGCCCAGACCCAGCGGTTACCCACAAGGAAGAACACCGTCTCGTTTTCCGTGTTCCATTTCATAAGGCCGTCATCAAAGGCGGGGTTATTCAGGTACCCGCGATCGGTGGCGAAGTCCTGGCGCAGAGCGGTCACCACACTGGTGATACGTCCCTCGACGATCTCGAATTTTGTCTTGATATCCTCGCCTGTCACCAAAAGGAATGTCCCGCGCAGATAGGCGTTGTCGCTGTAAAGGCCGTTGCCGTGCGGCTGGTTGTCGGCCGGGAACCAGTCGTCGCTGATGCCGTCCAGGTTACCCAGGCGGGCACGAAGGCAGCCGGTGAAGTTTTTCGCCTTCACGCCGTCCATCACGTCCATGCGGGGCTGCCCGTCCTCGGTGGCGGATATCAGGATCAGGTTCTGGCGCAACGGGTTTTCCGTATTACCCATCAGCACACATTCGTCACCGGGGGCAGGCAGGGAAGTTCCGAACTCATCCACGCCCACGAGGATGGAATCACCCTCCACGCCGGCAACCTCCACCCAGTAGCCTTTCAGGTTCCCGCCGGTAAACGTGGCGCAACGCATCAGGTCATGCGCCCGGAAGGTATTCGCCTGCTCGAAGGTGATTTTATAAAAGCCGTCCTCCGGAACGGCGGTCTTTATCTTGCCATTGGCGGCGGACACACAGAGCTGGCCGCCCACGCTGCGAACCTTCTCGATAAGCAGTTCCAGCACCACCATGACCTGGCGCACCGTCAGCTTGTCGATGGTAAGGTGCGAAAGGGCGTCCTCCATCCACAACCGCCAACCCTCACCCAAAAGGCCGTCCACGAATTTCGGGCTGCGAAGAAGCTCACGCACAACAAGGGTCAGCAGTTCGGCGTTGCCCTTGCCGTCAATGTGGCCGTTCTCCTCCGGACCGATGCCGACGCCCTCCTCGAAGGTGATTTTCTTTTTCGCGCGGTCGGCCTTCTTCTTGCTGATGAACTCCGCCTGGCTTCTTCTGGCCGAGAAAAGGTTGTTGTCGGTGGAAAGCGTGTTATCCCAGCTCCTTATGATGTCGGGAAGGTTCGCGCCGGCCGTTCTGGTATAATTCCTCACCTCCTCGATACTCCCCTTCAGGCTTTCCATCACGCCGGTGGAAAGCGCGTCACCGATTTCAAGGTCCACCTGTGAGGGAAGCGCCACCTTCCGCGTGATTTTCGTGATACGGCTCAAGCGATAGCCCGTTTCCGGGAAATACTCCGTGCTTTCCAACCGGACGCGGCGGCCCGGGTAAAGGTCTATTCCGTTACGCTCGACATACACGTGGTCCGTCGGGCCCTTGTACACGGAAACGTCGACGGCGTTCTCCGCGTTGTACCTGTTCACCGCCGTCAGGTATTCCTCCTCGGCAAGCGCGTAGTATTCGTCAGGCATGCGGATATTCCAGAGGATATACCTGTCACCCGCTTTCGGGACAAGGCGGTCACCGGGAAGCTGCGTGTCGTCATCATACGGCCAGATGGTGATGATCTCGAACTCGCGGGTGTCACTGTCGAAGTTCACCTCGAAATAGTAGGTGCCGTCCTCTTCCTCGCCAAGACCGGCAAGTTCGCCACCTTCCTGGAAGGAGACACGTTTCACCTTGCCGGCAAGTTCGTAAGCGTTGGGATCGAAGTTCAGCGTGTCATCCCGGAAATACCAGATCACGAAAGGATTGCCGTCCTCATCCGTCACCTGCGCGCTGCGTACAGAGGTCACGGTACCCACGCGGCGGGGATAGATATCCGCGAAGGCGTCCTTCTCGTAGTGGTGGTGGATGCCGTACTTTTCCGTGTCCACATCCACATATTTGGCGCCGTCCGGAAGCTGTAGCCGGCTGTGGCCGTATTTCTCCGGGTCGATGTTCCGGGAACTGCCGATCGGAAACAGGCGGGTGTAGAACTTCGCGCCGTCGGCCTTGTCGCGGGAAAGCTCCGTCAGCCCTTTGCCGTAGGACAGGGTAACCTCCTCACCGTGTTCGCAACGGCAGAGGTTCACAGTCTGGCCTTCCACCCACCACTCGGCGCCCGGCACCTTGCCGGCAAGTTCCTTCAGCGCGTCAGGGCAGTACTTCCCCTCGTAGTCGATGACCACGTTCTCGGTACCTTCCACACGCCCCACTTTCCAATCGGTGATGCCGCCCATGCCGTCATTGATGGACTTCACAATCAGGGCCATGTGTTCCCGTGGCGGGGCGGTCAGCGTAAATACCGGCTCAGGGTCGCCGTCCACCACGTTCAGGACGAGGAAACGTTTCATCAGGCTCTCGATGCCGTAAAACTTCACGTCGTATTTCCACTCCTGCGTGCTGCGTTCGTCTGGAAGGTAACGCTCCTGGAGCCAGTAGCGCTCGCCCTCGAAATCCACGTAGTCGTTCACCTCAAGCGCCACATACTCGTACAGGGTGAAGGAGAGCGTCAGCACGTTGTCCGACTGGATCGCCTTCACCTGCGTCGAGCTGTCGTCCGGGGAAAGGACCGCCTTCGCCTGCCTGTTACTGTCATATACCGTTAAAAGCATGTTCGAATGGTGTTTGAACGTTGTTTAAATGATTGGTTCGGGTTCGCGGAATTTCACCTTGAAGCGGCCGGCCTGCACGCCTTCCCGCCAGAGGTAGGTCAGCGGGGTGAAGCCGGGACAATCCAGGTAATGCACGCGAAATGTCAGCTCCAGCTGTGGAAGATACAGCGAGAGCCAGCCTTTGTCGCCGGTTTTCAGGAAGGAGATGAAGGACATGTATTTCTTCAGCCACTCCCCTTTACCCGGGGCATACAGGGCAAAGGTCAGCGTGATGTCGCGCGCTTCGTTGGCCACTGTCAGAATGTCGGAATATTTCTCCCCGTTCTCCTCACGTATGTCCACGGCAGTGTGCGCTTTCGTCTTGCTCGCGGCAAGGATGGCTTTCAGGTTGTCACGCCCGCCGCGCTTCTCTTCGGTCAGGAATACGCCGTACTCCGTCCAGATATCGGTGCCGTTGATAAGGAACAGCCCGCCCATGATTGGTTCCATGCTCATGATGATTTCATTCTTAGTCCGTCACGTATGATTCGTTTTATATCTTCCTTTATCTCGCCGAGGAAACCGGCGCTTTTACCGGTATTCTCCGCAATCTTAGCCAGGTGTCCCTCGGCGCTGGCCATGCGGCCCGCCACGTCCTCGGTCTTCTCGTCAATGCTTACCCAATGGTTCAGGCCCGAAGTGAACATGCCTTCCAGTTTAGTGCCCTGGTCCTGCGACATGGCCGAGAAGCCGCCGGCGCGGCCGGTCTGCGTTGTGGATTTACCCTCCTCCGTGATGCCGGCAGTGTCAAACATCTCCTCCTTCTTGGCACGGGCACGCTCGAAAATGTCCGAGTACCGGGTGCGCAACGTGTCGGCTTCCTCCTTCGACAGGATACCGTCGCTCATGAACTCGGCGAACGTCTCCTGCCATTTCTTCAGCTCGTCCGAATAGGTGCCGTTCACGATGGATTTCAGGATGGCGTTCTCCATGAACTCGTCCACGCTCGCGATCACGTCTTTCGAGTCCGTCTCGAAATCCTTCAGCAGGTCCTTCATGCCGCTGCGGATACCGTCGAAAGAGGTGTCCGTGATGGCTTCCTGCCATTGCCTCTGGAGTTCCAGCAGCGTGTTCGCGTCAGAGACGTACTCGTCAAGCCACTGGCTCTGGTCGTACTTGCCCGAATGGAGTTTCTCCCAGATGTCGGGAAGTTCCTGGAGCCGGGCCAGTTCCTCGGGGGAAAGGCTCCAGAGGGAATCGGTATCCCGCACCGATTTGCCCAGGTAGGCGGAAACCGTGTCCCAGTCACCGCTGCCCATGGCCTTACCGATGTAGTAGTTGTTCGAGTGGTGCGAACTGTGGTATCCCATCTTTGCCGCGAGCATCTGGCGGTCGTTCTCAATTTTCTGCTGCTGTTTCTCGTAGGCACTCCGGTAGTACTCGGTGGAACGTGCGCCGCCGGAGCTGGCCATCTCGTCGGTCAGCTTCTCGATGGCGGTGGTCAGGTACTTGTTCGATTCGGTCAGCCGCTCCACCAGCGCGTTCACCTCCCTGGCATTGCCGTGCGAGGAGAACAGGCCGAAGGTCACCGTGTCCAGGATGTCCCTCACCCCGTAGAAAAGCGAGCTGCCGATCTGCGTAAACAGTTCACCGGAAAGGATGTTCTCCAGGATACCGTTCACCGCACCGAGCACGGAATCAAGAATACCGCTTACCAGCGTACCGATTCCTTCCTTCAGCACGTCAAGAATGGAAAGCACCGCCGCAATGATCTGCCCGATGATGCCGCCGTTTGAAAACGTCTCGGCAAGGGTACTGCCCACGCTGCCCATCACACCGCCCATGTTCTTCGTCACCTCGCCCAGTTTGCCGAGCCCCTGGACCACGCCGGCAAGGGAACCGGACTTCAGGCTCTGGAGCCCCTCGGCAAACCCGGTGAGGGATGAAACGGCGTTCGTACTGGAGGTGCGAAGGTCCTGGGCTGCCTTGTCGTTCGCCTCTGTCAGGGTGGCCACGCTCGCCGAGGCGGCGTCGAAAGCTTCCTGCGCAGTAGCCACCAGTTCTTCCGCTTCCTTCATGGCGGCGGGGTCACCGCTTTCAGCGGCTTTCTTCTGTTTTTCCTGCGCCACCACCAAAGCGTCAGCGGCGACCTTCTCCCTTTCCTTGGCCTCTGTCAGCTCACGCAGCGTCGTCTGGTAGGCGGAAAGATCACGGGAAACATCCTTGAACATGTTCCGGTTAATACCGCCCGCGCTCCGATCCTCCAGCTTCGCGATCAGCTGGCTGATCACCTGTTTGTCCTCGGCGCTTGCATTCCGGTACTCATCGGAGGCGGCATACTTCCGCAGCTTCGCCAGCGTGGGACGCAGCTGCTCCTCAAGCAGCCCGCCGAAATTGCCGAAAAGGCCGTCCCAGTCGATATCCGCCTTCAGGCTGGCAATCTCGGCGGCGGCAGTCTCTTCTTTCTGCTGGCGGCCGAGGCGTAGTACCTCACCCAAGTTGCCCGCCTCCTGTGCCTTGCGGATTTTCTCCGCGTATTCCTGGGCGATGGCCAGCTTCTTCTGCTGGTATGTCCCGTATTCCTTCAGGTAGTCGAGCATCGACTGGCGGGCGGCGTCATTTTCCTCCCGGGCCACCTTTGCCAGGTCGCCGTCACGTGCCGCCGCGGCCTTCTCCCGCGCCTCTTTCAGGGTGGATTCCTGCTCACCGGTCAGTTTGCCCTTCTGCGCATCCTTCCACTTCTTTTCCTGGGCGGCAAGCTCGGCGATCTCCTTGTCGTAGTTCAGACGGATCTGGCGGCGGCGTTTCTCGCCGCTCTCCTTCAGAAGGTCAATCTCCGACTGGCGGTTCTTCATCTGGAGCTTCAGAAGCTCCGAGGCACGCTGCTCTTCCGACTGTTTCTCCTTTTTGGCGGCATTCGGGTCGGGTTTGGCATGGTCACCCAGGTCGAACTCCTTGCCGATATCCAGATATTCCTCCTGGAGCTTCCGGGCTTCAGCCAGGTAGCCGTCGCGGACTTCCTCGGCCTCACGTACGGCCTTTTCCTTTGCCTTCTCGTTATACTCCGATATCATGGACTGCGCGTCCACCCGTCCGTACGACTCGCTTTGGGCCATGTAAAGCCCCATGCGCGCGAACCAGCCCATCGAGCCGTCCACGTCTTCCGGCTTGCTGGCCTTGATCTCGTTCACCTTCTCGTCAGCCTCGGTGGCCTTGTTCACCAGGCTCTGCACCTTGGCCTGGAGGAAAAGCATTTGGATGTATTTCTCACCCTTTTTCTGAAGGATGTCATACCACTGGGCGATCGTGTCGTAATACCCGAAACTCTCGCCGTACTTGCGGTTCAGTTCCTCCACCTTGGACTTCTCCTCGTCCTTCGTGCCGGTGAACTTCTTCAGGCTCGCCAGCGTGCTCTCGATCTCGAAACGGGTCTTGATCATCTGTGCGCGGCCGTCACTCTCGATTTTTACCCGTTCTTTCGCTTTTTCCGCCGCTTTTTCCTGCGCGTCACTGTATTTATCCCAAAGGACGATAATTCCCGTTATTACGGCTGAAAGACCCAACGTAAGCGTGGCCATCAGGGCCTGCGCGGCACCGGTGGAAATGCCCAGGGCGACAGCCAGCCGGGTATTGGCGGCTGTCAGCAGGTTCTTCATCTTCACGACCGTCACCAGGCGGAAGGCGGAGTCCTTGTTCAGGGTATTGAACACCTGCTGGAGCCCCATCGTGATGGCCATCACGCTCTGGACGCGGGTCTGTATTTTCGCCAGGTTCTCGTTCTCCGAGGCGAAAAGCGACAGCGCGCCGGTGGCCGTGGTGAACAGACCGGCAAGGCCGCTCACGCCGGACATGAATCCCTGGAGGTTCGCGTCATCGTGCGAGAGGATTTTCGTCTGGGTGTTCAAGTCGGCAAGCGTGTCGGAAAGGTTGGCGGCTTCCGCTGCCATCTTCCGGTACTCTTCGGTGTCCTGTTTCCCTTCCAGACGCATGCGGGCCATGTTGTCCTGGAGCTCACGCAGCTGCATGGAAAGGCGTTTGCTGCTTGCACGCGTCTTCTCCTGTTCAGCCTGGAGCCCGGCAAGGGCGCCCTTTTCCTCTTCAAGCGCTTTCTTCGCGGCGTTCAGTTCATCCAGGGCGGCTACCTTCGCCTTGCCGGGTGCGGCCCCCTGGTAGGCTTTCTCCAGCGACTTGATGTCGCTTTCAATCTGCCCGATGACTTCCTTCTGCTCCCGGATCTTGTCGGTCAGGCTCTTGCTGCCGGCGGCGGCGCGTTCTTCCTCCAGGGAGATACGCTCGTACTCCTTACGGAGGTTCCGGACGCTTTTCTCCGCCTCGCGGTGCTCCTTTTCAAGCCCTTCAAGGGCGGCACGCTCCTCATCCAGGACCTTGCGGCAGGCCGCCACGTCGGCGGCAAGTTCCGCCTGCGCCGGGCCGGGCTTCATGTTCTGGAGCTGCGTTTCCATCCGGTGCAGGTCGGAATTCACCCGGTCGATGACCTTGCGCTGCTCTAAAATACGGGCGTTGATGGCAGCGGCGGCCTTCTCCGATTTCTCGGCAAGGATGTCGACGGCAAGGCCGGCCTTGTCAAGGCCCCCCGTCAGGTTGTCCTTCATCAGGAATTCGATTTCTACGGGCTTCATCGTTTACAGTTCTAAATTGCTTTGGTAAAAATTCACTATGTCGCCGGCTTCACGGGCGGCGGCTTCCGGATCAATCCCACCGCCACCGCTTTGCGGAACCTTGGAGTCAGCTGCTGACCGGCGGACGTAACGCGGGGCGTCGGACAGCATCAGGATGAGCGTCTGGTAGTTCACCTTCTCCAGGATGTACTCCACAGTCCAGCCGGTGGCGCTCGCGATGTTCCAGATAAAACCGAAGGGGCTATGGGAACCTTCAAACTCGGTCCTTAACTCCCCTTCCTTCTTTGGCTCATTCTCAACTTCATCGGGTTCGCCCGATCGATCGAGCTGATAATACTCGTAAAAGACTCGCTCCCCATCAGACTGATGAACTTCTCCAGGGCGCCCAGCAGGAAACGGTGCTCCACGGCCTCACGCAGGAACCATGCCACGGGGCGGACAAGAAGCCGCCGGCTCACCGGGCCGCGGCAGAGGGTATGGGCCACCATGCGGGAAACCTTGACGCCGTTCCGTGCCAGGAACTCCAGCCGCTCACGCCCGGCAAAGGCGGAAACCTCCTCGGGGGAGACACCCATCGAGAGGTACAACCTCACGATGCATATCTGCCCGGCAAGGCGCGGGCGGCGCATGGTCACGCGCCACCGCACGGGGCGTTTCATGAAAGGCAGGCGCCATTCCTTCAGGGGAAGGGAGACACCCAGGTCAAGCAATGCCTCGGATGCCTCCCTCTGCACCTTTCTCGCTTCACGCTCGTCCATGCGTTAGCCCTCCACTGCCGCGGTGTCATTGATTTCGTAAGGGGAAGAGCCGTCCTCCGGCTTGTTCACCTTCAACTGGCATTCCAGCTTGGAAACCTCCGTCAGCGTCAGTTTCCCGCCAAGGTTCGCAAGGATGGTACCGTTAGGGATGGACATCGTCTGCCCGGATACGAACTTGATGGTCCACGGACCGGAAAGGTTTACCAGTTCGGTCGGGGCCTTCCAGCCGGTCGGGGCATCTGCCGGACCTACAAGCGTGCCGCCAAGCACGGCCTTGATATTCTTATAGTCCAGCTGGATAAGGTTGAACGTGGGCGATACCTGCCCGTTCTTCTGGAGCAATGTCAGGACGGGGGCGTCGGGAACCTGCTCGGCTTCGACATCGACACTCTCGGGCTTCGTGCCGCCCCAGTCCCAGCTGCCCTTCTCGATCCAGCCGATAGTCATGGCGCCGAACGTAACGACGGCGATGCCATAAATGAAATTCTTGTTATTTTTCATACAGTCGTCTCTTTATTAAAACGGTTAATACTATGCCGGATGCCATACCGGCGATAAAGGCAATAAGGGCGATTTTAACGGGGTTAAAACGTTGTTTGAACTCCGTTTCGGAAACTTCCGAAACACTCACGGTATCGCCCCGGATACGTGTCAGTTCCTCCTCATACCAGAGGACCAGACGCTGGAGACTGTCACAGGTGGAGGTCACCACCAACGTGTCGCCCCTGGACGTCACATCCACGCCAGCCTGCCCGTTTTTACCATGATAGGAGGCACCGGCAGGAAGCGCCAGCAGGTCAGGAACCGGAATTTTCAACGTCAGCGCCGATGCCGGGAGGCCCGCCATCACCAGCCCCCGACGCCCGGACCTTGCGCTGTCCGCGCCTGACGCGGTTTTCACCGTCGTCAAGCTCCGGGTCTGTTTTCGGGAGCTCGCGCAGCTCATGAAGGACAGGACAGTCAGCACGGTGAAGGCAATCATTGGCACCGTCAATAGCCTTGCGCAAACGCGCCATCTCTCTTCGTGTCGCACTAAGTTCTTTTTTTAAGGGTTCTACAATATTCTCGATCAGGATACGCGTGGCGTGCTCCGTGTTGTCTATCCGCACGGTCTCCGCGTCGGCTTTCGCCTTTTCCGCTTCCGCCTTCGCCTTCCTGACCGTGGGGCCCAACGTTACAAGGGCCGTCAGAGCGGCCAGAAGGCCGCCGCCAAATATCCAGTTCAAGAGTACGCTCGTGTCCATGATCACTTTTTTATGATTGTCTGATACCTATTGAAACAAGCCATTTCTGCACGTCAAAACTGGGGCAGGCTTTCGCCGCCAGTTCGTTATGACCCACGATACGGACATCTGGAAAACGGCGGTGGAAGTCTTTCACGTACTTCTCAAGCGCACGCTTCTGGCACGCCGTACGCGTGTCCTTCGGGGTCTTGCCGTCTTTGGCTACACCGCCGGCATACACGATATGACGGCTGACGGAATTATAGCCGGCCACGCCGTTGGTGATTTCCCAAGGGTCCACGTTCGCGTCCTCGTTGTTGTCCACCAGGCGCTCCACGCCGCCATTCAGATGGAACAGGTCAGTATACCCGACCTGTTTCCAGCCGCGACCGCCCTTGGATACCGGGTTCGTGTGCCAGGCGCGAATCTCTGCGCCACTGACTTCACGCCCTTCAGGCGTAGCCGTGCAATGGATGACCAAAAATTTTATTTTTCCCATATTTTACGCCGCTTTATAACCGCTCATCATGACCGCACCGGCATCCTCCTTTTTCGGCATACAGATGAAATAGTGCCGGAAGTTGATCTTGTTGCGCTGGTATTCCGGATCGGTCTCGGCGGCGCTGTAATACATCTTCGTCGAGCCGGTAGCCTTGAACACACGCTGGGTGTAGAACGCAAAGGAGCACTGGAACTCGCCATCAGCGGCATCGGTACCGAGATCCTTCTTCTTTCCGGTAGTGGTGTACAACGGGTTGTTCGCGAATTCATAAATGTCAAAGCCGTACTGACGTCCCACCGTGCCATCCGTGCGGTTGATATTGTACTGCTCGCGGAAGCTCTGCGATTCGCCCAGCAGGTCGTTCACATGGTCGGAACACAGTACCAGGCGACGCCCGGCGGCGGGAACACCCAATTTGTCCAAAGAGCGTTTGAGCTCGATGATATCAGCCATGCGCATCTTCAGGCGTCCGGTCTGTTCGTCCCTCTCCCCGGTGGTTTTCAGCACAGGGGTCTTGGCGGTGTTCTCCTTGGCGCACATGGCATGTGCGGACTTGGCGAACTTGGCGTCGTTGATGGCGTTGCCGTGGCTTTCCTTCACACGCGACATCTTGTTGTAACTGATCGCATACAACTCATCGTCAGTAATGGGAGTTACCTTCGTCTGGAACTTGTCAAGGCTGATGGTCAGGTCGGCATCATCCAGCGCCTGGAGGTCGATCGGGTACGTGGTGTTGTTAACCAGCACGTCCGGGTCCACACCCACATCCACCAGGTGGATCACGTCGTTATTCACCAGCGAGGAACTGTCGGGAATACCGTCCAGCCACGTCGCCTCCAGACCGCGGCGCAGGTACTTCACCAATTCGCCCGTCCAAATCTCCTTGTACACACCGGCGCGCAGGATTCCCGGTTCCACCGGAAGCGCACCCACCACGGCAGCCACGGCATTCATGCCCAGCGCCGACAAGGCGGCAGGAATGCCGCAGACCGCACCAAAAACAGCCCCGGTCACACCGTTGAACAACAGGGCCATACAAAACATAAGTACTTTCTTACTCATTTTCTTTTCTGTTTTTTTTAAAAGGTTTGACTTCAAATCTCACACTCCATGCCGTACTCGGCCTTGTAAAGCTTCCGGTACTCGGCAGGCTGTTTCTCACGCATTTCCTCCAACTTGTCAACCGGAACATCGGAAAGCTTGTTGTAGCTAACAGGCTGCGTGCCCGTGGGAGCACCGCCCTGGTGACCGATGACCGAACTGAGCCGCACCTGCGGGGACATGGCCGCGAAAGTATTCTCCAGTTCCTCCGCACCGATTTTCTTGCCAAGATCGATAAACTGCTGTTTCTTGTCCTCACCGATACGTTTCTCGCTCACCGCCTTCTCAACCACCGACGTGACACGTGCCAGCTGAAGGGCGGAATTCTCCAAACGCAGGCGGTCCGCTTCTTCTTTCGATGCTTTCAATTCCGCCAGGCGAGAATTGATTGTCGCTTCATCAGCCGTCTCCGGCAGGCCCAGCGACAGGGCCAGAATTTTCTGATCCATAAAATTTTGATTTTTGGGTTTGTTATCCAATAGCGGCAAGGGGCACTCGCCGTCCCTGCCGAGCTCTATCCTTACACCGTCCCTCGTCAGCACGATGGCGTCATCGTTAGCACCGATATCCACAACGGACACCTCGGTGAGCTTGCTGCGGGTAATGGTCGGCCGGGTCTGCCCCTGTACAAGATGCTCCGCGCTGTCACTCACCTCAAGGATATCTATCCCCACGCTCACCATCCGGATGCTGCCGAACTCCCACTGTTTCTTGCGGCGCCGGCTCAGTTCTGACGCTTCATCAAACACCGGCTCACCGGTAATCTCGTCACCGTCCACTTTCACATCCTTCATATAACCGATTACATTACCACGCTCGTGCATGTCCAGCAGCACCGGGTTACGGCAATACTGCCCGATGTCCATCCCTTCAGTCAGCACACGAAAACCGTAGCTGTTCAGGACACTGTTTGAAATTCGTACTCGTTTGCTCATTTCTCTTTTCTGCTTTTTTCAAGTTTCACGCCGCAATATTACAAGTGAAAAAAGCCGCCTTCCAAAAAAGTATGAAACGGTTGCACACTTCTATGAAAGCATTTCAGCGTTTTTTGGAAACCCCGCACGCCCGGACGCAACTTTGCCCGTGATTCATGAACTTTTACACACATTTTTATGAAGAAAGAAGAGATCGAAAAAAAGAAATCGCTGGCAAGGGCACTGTACCTTTCCGGCATGGAACAGAAGGAGATCGCCGACAAAGTCGGGGTCTCGGCAGTCACCGTGTCCAAATGGTGTACTGAGGGGAAATGGAAGGAAGCAAGGGCGGCGAAAAACATCACGCGCCCCGAGCTGGTGAACAAGTTGCTGCTGACCATAGACAAGCTCATAGAACAGGTAAACGCATCCGAGGACGCCGCGATGATCGCCGGGCTCGGTGACAAGCTGGCGAAACTCTCGGCGGTCATCGAGAAACTCGACAAGAAGGCGAACGTGGTGGACGCCATCGAAGTGTTCATGGCATTTTCCAAATGGCTTGAATACCGCTCGCAGACGGACCCGGAACTGACACCGGAACTGATCAAGGCTATCAACCGCTACCAGGACAAGTACATCGTGGAAAGCATGGGGGCAAACCTGGGGGGACAGTAGCATGGCAACCCAGGCGGAAATAAAACAAAGATATGCAGAGTGGCAGGAGCACTGCAAGCGCATCCAGTCACTCACGGACCTTTCCAGCTTCTCGCACGAGACAGCCGTACAGAAAGAGAAACGCATCAGAAGGCTGCAAAACGACTACGCGGCTTTCTGCGAGTACTATTTCCCGCACTTCCTCCAGCTTCGCGACAAGGTGACCGGGGAGGTCATCCGGACCGTACACAACGCACCGTTCCACAATGCGGCGGCAATGAAGGTCAAGAGCACACCCAACCTGAAGGCAGTGTTCAAATGGCCGCGCGGACATGCCAAATCGACCCATTTCGACATATTCATCCCGCTATGGCTCATGTTCCAGCCCAAACGGCTCATCAATTTCATGGTGGTGGTCGGCAAGTCGGAGGACAGTGCCATCCGGCTGCTCGGGGACATACAGGCCGAACTGGAATACAACCAGCGCATCATCGCGGACTTCGGGGAACAGAAGAGCATCGGGGAATGGTCGGAAGGAGAATTCACATCACGCCAGGGCGTCAAGTTCCTCGCTTGCGGACGGGGACAGTCACCCCGCGGACTCAGGGAGCGCGAGGCGCGTCCGGACTACATCGTCATCGATGACCTGGACGATGACGAACTCTGCCGGAATGAAGCGCGTGTGAAAATACTGACCGACTGGGTGAAAGAGGCCCTGTTCGGGGCCCTTGACGTGGGACGTGGGCGGTTCATCATGGTGGGAAACCTCATATCAAAGAAATCGGTACTGGCAAACATCGCCGCGTCCAAGGGCGTGCACGTGTCCGAAATCAAGGCGGTGGATAAAAACGGGGAACCTGTATGGAAAGAAAAGTGGACGAAGGAGGAAGCACGGCAGTACAGGGAGTTCGTCGGTTACCGGGCATGGGAGAAAGAAATGATGCATAACCCCATCACGGACGGGACCATCTTCCGGGCGGAATGGATACGTTTCAAAAAGGTGTTGCCGCTCTGGAAATACGACATGCTCGTGTGCTACACCGACCCCTCGTTCAAATCCACGACGGCCAATGACTACAAAGCCTCGCGCCTCTGGGGAAAGATCGGGACGGAACTCCACCTGATAGACTGCTATGTCCGGCAGGACAGCGTCACGGGAATGGTGCGATGGCTATACAACCTGTACGAGGACCTGCCCGAAGGCGTGGCGGTCAGCTTCTTCATGGAAGCGAACTTCCTTCAGGATACCATCCTGGACGAGTTCACCGAAGAGGGCAACCGTAGAGGGTACCAGTTACCGATCAGCGGGGACTACCGCAAGAAACCGGACAAAATACAGCGTATTGAAGCAGTCTCACCGTTATGGGAGCGCGGATTTATATTTTATAACGAGGCGCTCAAGGAAAGCCCGGACATGCAGGTGGGCATAGAACAGACCCTGGCACTCGAACGGGGAAGCCGGATACATGACGACGCACCGGACGCAGACGAGGCCGCCATCTGGATACTCCAGAAAAATACAAGGGAACAGAATTACAAACCGAGGCTCGGCAGACACCGGAGAACCTCAAAAAACAGCTGGTGACAATGATAGGATTTATAAAAAGAATGTGGTTCGCCTGGAGATACAAGCGGGCCGTGAAGAAGGCGGTCAGGATGGCAGGCATGACCGGAATGAAATATTATGTGATATATATCAACAAAGGGCTCAAGGTGGTACCAAAAAAGGCCGTCAAAGAGCTCGTGGCAAGGCATCGCTTCAAGAAGGGCGTGACGGTGGCGGACATCGAAAAACGGGCGCTCTTCGTAACCAGATAAAGGAAGGAGGAGGACATGTTTATCACTGAAGAGGACTATCGGGTGGTTGTCGGGGAAAACGCGCTGAAAGTCATTTCACGGACCAGCGCGGAGAACCGCACAAACGCCGAACATGAGGCACAGGAGGAGATAGCCTCGTACTTGCGCCCAAAATACGACTGCCCGGCGGTGTTCGCCGCCGAGGGGGAAAAACGCAACAAGCTTATCGTCATGTTCACCTGCGACATCGCACTGTACCACATGGCGGCGTCACTGCCGCAGAATATGGGCATGGAAATTCGCAAGGAACGCTACGAAAGAGCCGTCAAGTGGCTTGAAGGCGTACAAGCCGGGAAGATAGTGCCCGACCTGCCAGTCGTCACGGACGAAAACGGAGAAATTGCAAACGGATCATTCATTTACGGCTGCCAGAAAAAGCAGCGGTACAACTGGTAAGGCTATGGGATTATTCAAGGACATAAAGAAAAGGTTCGCAGGTGCGGACCATGTGCTGCGCACAAAATACGGGGACTTCAACCTCGCCAGGGAAAGCGACCGCAAGAAGGTCAGAAAACTGGTAGTCGAGCTCCAACGTACCACCGACGCGCTCACGCGAAGGGACATACAGGACTGGAGGAACGCGTGGCAGATGGCCATCAACGTGGACAGCCCCAACCGGGCGGCACTCTATGACATATACCGCGACGTGGAGGTGGACCTGCACCTTTCCGGATGTATCGAGCAGCGCAAGGGATTCGTCATGGCACGAACCTACAAGATCACGGACCAGGGAGGAAACGAGAAAGAGGAGGTGCTGCACTATTTCAACCAGGAATGGTTCCTCCAGCTCATGGGGTACGCGCTGGACTCAATATACTGGGGACACTCGCTCATCGAGCTCGGGGAGGTCACCACTGACGGGGACGGTTGCCCGTGCTTCGACGGGGTGACACTTATCCCCAGAAAACATGTCATCCCCGAATACAGACGGGTCATCACTGACCTCGGGCAGGACTGGACGACAGGAATAGAGTACCGGAAACCGCCGTTTACCGAATGGCTCATAGAAGCGGGAAGCCCCGACAATCTCGGGCTGTTCCTCAAAGCGGCCACACAGACCATACCGAAGAAGAACGCGCTCGCCTTCTGGGACACCTTCGCCGAAATATTCGGGATGCCCATGCGAATCGCAAAAACCACCACCAGGGACGAGAAGGAGCTGGCAAAGATGGAGAAAATGATGGACAGCATGGGAGCCAGCCTATGGGGAGTATTCCAGCAGGGAACGGACATCGAGGTGGTCGAGAGCACGAGGGGCGACGCTTTCAATGTCTATGACAAACGCGTGGACCGGGCAAACTCCGAGCTCTCCAAACTCGTCATCGGGCAGACCATGACCATCGAGGACGGATCCAGCCTCTCACAGTCGGAAACGCACCTGGAGGTGTTCGAGAACCTTGTGGAAAGGGATTGCAGGATGCTGAAAGACATCGTGAACAACCAGCTCATACCCAAAATGGCAAAGCACGGGTTTCCGGTGAAAGGGATGCGCTTCGAATGGGATGACTCGGTGGACTACACCCCCGAACAGCAAAAAGCATACGAGGAGATGGTGCTGGCTAACTATGAGGTGGACGGAAAGTACTTCGAGGGGAAATACGGGATGCCGGTAGGGGAAAGAAGGCAGCAGGTGGCTCCCGTACTACCCGGGAAAGAACCGGAAGACGACGGTAACGGCACAAAGGACGGGAAGAAGAAAGCCAGAAATATGCGACCGTCCCGTTTTTTCGACTAAGCCCCTCCGACTACGAGGGGCTCCATGAAAGATATGCCTGCCTGACAGGGAACATGACGGCACAGCTGGAAGCCGGAAGGGAGGAACGCATCCGGGAGATACGGCGGGAGCTCTCCTCGCTGTTCGACGGGATGATGCAGGCACTCTACAAGCTGGAAGGTTCCCGGTTACGTATCGAGGTGCTTGAAACGCCGAAAATGAGGGAGTTCATGGAAGCACACGCCGCAGCACTCGACTCGTCGTTCCAGAAGGTGGAGATGACGGACACGATGCGGCGCAGGCTCCAACGGTCCGACTACGTGTTTTCCGGGATGAAGACCTTCCATGAACTGAACGAGGCATTCCCCTCACTGCTGGACGAGAACGGCGAAAGAAAGACGTTCGAACGTTTTTTGAACGATGTACGGAAGATAGACGAGACATACAACTCGAACTACTTGCGGGCGGAATACAATTTCGTGCAGGCGTCAGCCGAAATGGCGGCCAAATGGGAGAGGTTTATCCAGGATGGGGACCGTTACCACCTGCAATACCGGACTGTAAACGATGACAAGGTACGTCCCGAACATGCGGAACTTGACGGCATAACACTGCCACCCGACGACCCGTTCTGGGAGGAATACTTCCCGCCAAACGGGTGGAACTGCCGCTGCGACGTGGTGCAGGTACGAAAGTCCAAATATCCGGCAACACCGGCGAATGAAGCGAGAGGGCGTGCCGAGAGCGTTTTCGGGGACGGGAAAAGCGAAATGTTCAGGTTCAACCCGGGAAAACAAGAGAAAGCGGTACCCGACTACAACCCCTACACCATAAGGCAGTGCAACAGCTGCGACCTGGCTAAAAAAGTGGAACTGGTAAAAAAGATACCGGAAAACGAACTGTGCGCCGCGTGCAGGATTGTCAGGGAAATGGCCAAAACTGACGCCAGAACCACACGCCACAAGGCTAAGACCGTGCAAGGAACCACGATCACAAACCCGGCCTTCCCACACGAAATACAGGTCACACGCAAATCCATCAACGAATGGACCAACCAACCGTTCAAGTATTTCGAAGCAAAGAACCGGATGCTGCTCGATATTGCCTCCGTATTGGAGAAGGCAAAATACCTGGGCACGGCAGACAACCACAAGGGGATTCCCAGAGTGGTGCAGTCGCACATCTTCGAAACGGAAGTGCATGAAGAAAAGGCATTGATCATCGTCAGGGAATACGACTGGGGGGAATTCGTGCTGCACAGCATATCGGACAGCAGGGAGCTGTACAACCACATAAAAAAGAAATAGCGGAGGAGGCAATCTTCCGGAACTACAATCCGGCACTGGACCTCCAACGCTATTCTGATGATAAAGATATAAATAATCCGCCATTTGCAAACAAAAAATGGCGGATTATTTTTTAGGTATCCAGCCGACGGTATGCTACGCACTGGTAAACCTCGATGCTCTCCATGATATCCTCATGGTTGTGGTTTGTCTGACTCTCCACCAGGTCAAAGCAGGTAAACGTCTCGCCCTCCATACACGTGAGCGCCTCATGAATATTATCCAGCAGGTCAAACACCTGCAAGGCTTCCTCGCGGAAAGGACTGGCATCAGAAGCCGAACCCGACCAGTCCGTGACAACATGCAGCTTCACCACTGGCTCTGCACGGTACTCAACACCGCTGACAATAGCGTTCCACCGAATCGGGCAGAACTCCACGAAAACAGCCGGACGGGCCCAGCCGTCCTCCTGTTCGATAAACTCCACATTGTGGTTCCAGAGGTCGATGTGCTTGATTACCCCGCCGCCCACCTCTTTCAGACGCTCGCGGAGCATGTTGTAAAGTTCCTTTCTCATTTTTTATTTATTTCAAAATCAATACTGAAGTATTCCGTTATATTCTCCTCGATAATCTCACGCACAGCCTGTTCCACCTCGGGAGACGTTCCCAAAAAACGGCGGCGGGGAATTTTAATAGTCTTGCCCACTTTCATGAGCGCCAACACTTTCCAGAACTCCGCCTCTGACGATAGCTGGACGGTACGTTTGTCCTTGCGGGGGCTGCCGTCCTTTTTGCGTCCGAAAGCTCCGGTGGCGGCATAGTATTTCGCCCAGAAAAAACGCTTCATCTTCGCCGTCACCACAATCTCGCCACCGTCGTTATGAATGGCCGCGTAAGGAAGCGTGGTATAAAAGGTGATACTGTTCTCCGTTGTACGGCTCTGGATGCTGCGCCGGAGCTCACCGCTGTCCACCAGGATATGCCCGCCGGGGCGGGTGGGACTTCTCCGACGCGTCCACGCCTCGGAGAAGAAGGCCTGCCGCTCGAAGTTACGGTTGAACTCGTCACCCAGTTCCACGCGCAGGTCGTTCAGAATACGACCGATGATGACCTTCACGTCCTTGTTCATGAATTACCCGTTATAAGTCTGTATATACACCTTCTTCGCAACTCTCGATGCGTGTCTGGCATCCATTTACCACTTCTTTCAGAATTCGGGCGCATTCCTCATTAGAATACCCCTGTAACAGTTCATCAATGTGCTGCATTATATCAATTACTTCCATATTGTACGATATTTATTATTTCTTCCTTAAATTGGAGGTGATGCAATCCGCCAGCATATAGACAAAGAAGGCTATAAAAATAGCAGCGTCCGCATGTTCTTCCAATACTTCAAAAAAATCTTTCATATTCATTCCTCCCCAAATTTGAAAAACAGCTGCGTGTCTTCCGGCAAGTCGTTCCTGGGATCGGCCGAAGCGTTCAGGATGTTATAAAAAGTACGCTCACTAATACCATACACAGGATATATGTACCGCCGCCAAATTTCCCGGTTAGGAACACCGGTCTTGACATACTGGTCATATATCCTGTTGATATCAGCCACACGCTTCTGGTAACTCACTCTGTGCCGCTTTCCCATAACCTGCTAATCCTCCACGGGCTTTTCCTTTGGTTTGTATGGGCGGATATCCAGCGCCATTTCCGCGCTGACTGTCACGCGCCCGCTACCTTCACACTGGGGGCAGGTCTCCGTTTTACGGAAAAGCCGCCCGGTCTCAATTCTGCCCGTGCCATGGCAACGCCGGCACAAGGCTACTTTCGGTTCTTTCTTTATCTGTTGTTTCATTTTTTATTGTTATTTGTAAAAGATGAATTTTTCCTCGCAATAAATACAATGATTTTCTTTACAATACTTCTCAACTGCTTTTCGCGTTTTAAAATCTTTCACTTTTCCGTCTTTTGATAGAATATGTTCCACTTTAAAATTATCGTCTATTTTCAAGGGAACAAATCTTGTCTGAGTGTTAAACCGTTTCATCCCCGTTCTTTTATGATTCCGTCATTCCCAAAGGGATCGGAGTCCAAACCCCGTTCTTATCCTTACGTTCGGCACGGATAAACTGCTTGCTAACCTCCGGCTGGTAGGCTTCCTCAATGATGCGTACGCCTTCAAGAAATTGCTCGTCACCGCTTTCCTCGGCAATCTTACGCAGCTGTACAATACGACTCGCCTTCAGCGTACCCTTGGCATCACGGGAGAGCAGCTTCAGCACCATCGACACCAGTGCCTTCGTTTTCTCGTCACGTGCAAGCCCGGTTATGTATTCCTTCACGATAGCGATGCCATCCTCTACCGTATCACGGTAGCCATCGGTCACGTAGAAACCCAACGTGATACGCTGGTCACCTTTTGAATTGGTGAAAGTGTGCGTGCGCTGGTCATCTTTGATACGGTCCCCGAACAGGTCGGATTTCATAGCCAGAATATCACGGAAGTTATCCAGAACACGCTGTTTGCTCTCCCTGATCTGTCCGCTGATGGCGAGCAGTACCGGGATTGATTTCTCGATTTCCTCGTCCACCATCTGCTTGTAGGCCTCACGATCGGCCTTCTGTTTCTCCAGTTTGGCCTTGCGGGCCTTCTCTTTCCTGAAAGCTTCGAATTCAGCTTTCTCCTCGTCCGTCATGATGACGGCCTGTCTTGTTTCGTCACTCATCGTTCTTTTTTTTAAAAAGGTTGATATTTAACATTTGGGGGCATTCGGGTCTATAAAAACATAGGCGATGCCGCCCGGTTCTCTCACGTCTTTCCTCTGCCGGAGCCCGCCCTTGCGCTCGATCGTCCGGAGCTTCACCGAAAGCGCCTCCAGATCCTCCAACCCGATACGGGCAAAAGGCTTACCGGCAATCCGGGGGTGTTGGCAGAAATTGTTGATACGCGCCCAGTCTGTGGTATCGACACCCAGACGCTGCATCAGGCGGAGGCACACGCTGCGCCTCCGTTTCAGTTCATCCTTGCGCCCGGTCAATTTTTCCAGTCCTTCACAGCAGGCGTTGTACTCGTCACGACTCATCTCACGAAGGCTGTCCGTGCGCCCCCATGTGTACTCGTGTACGATCTGTCGTTTGAGCTCCTCACGGTCGCCTTGACAGGGCAGATGGTTGAAGGAAGCGTAAAACCTGCGGAAGTTCATTATACTCTGTTTATTGTCCTCACTCATGACTATTTACATGGCTTGTTTCAATTCATATTCAAATCTCCACCGAACGGGATGGTGTTGATGTCAGCCTTCCTCGTGTAAGCCTGCATAAGCGCCACGGAAAGCAACATATAGACTTTATTATTCGCTTTGACAATCCCAGAAATAGAGCCGACAATATGTTCAGTCTTGCCGGTAATAATCGAGCCGGCTATCTGTTCAAGACCGTCCGGATGGTCCTCACTGGCGGCAACGCTCATAAAAGCACTAAGGCCGTTTTCCTCACAAAAGTTATCCACGTACTGGCAGAGTTTCTTTACCGCCTCTTTCTGTTTTTCTGTAATCATTTCAGTTAAATTTTAATTGTTAATCATCTGTCTCTTATACACATCTCCGAGCCC